CCATAAGCTGTGCATTCCACACGAGTGGATAACCTAAGTACTGCATAGAGTAGAGCGTAGAATCAGTCCAAACTAGAATCTCTTGGCGTGTTTGAAGTGCGGTAATAATCTGAGAACCACGAGTTAATGTTAGTGACCCTGCTTGGTTAGTGGTAGACGGAGTCCAGTCAGCGGCATTTTCTTGGTCAGACCAGCGTACTAACAGTGGACTTTGAGTAGATACACCGTAGTCATTAGCACCAAAAGCAAATACAAAGCGGAAAGTATCGGATACTGTAATGTAGTTCTGAATAGTGGGGACATCTGATGCACCGTTAATAGTCGTTAAATTTACTGCACGGTATGAAATAGATTGTGTACCTGACTGTGAGCCAGTTGTAGTGATTAAGGCGCCTGATGGTGTAGCTGAGACATTAAAAACACCCGATGCGTAATTGCGAATATAGTAAGTCGTACCTGTACTAAGCCCTGTAGGAAGTGCGCCTGAAGTTTCAAAGACTATTGGTGCGCCTTCTGTATATTGGTCAGTTGCCGTGACTACAGCGGATGACGCTATTGTAATAGTAGCCGTAGCACTTGTAAGACCCCTATTGGCATAATAGTAATACATTGCACCCGTGCGAGGGCCGAAGACTAAATCTTGACCGTAGTTGCTCTGTGACCATAAGCGAAGTGAATCACTTGATGACTGGCCTGTACTCCAAGACCCACTACTCCATGCCCCTGCCCCCCAACCACTTGTTGGTGTTTGATACTCTGGACCTCCAGATATCTGATAGACAGCACGAGGCGTTCCGCCGTTCCCAGTATCTGAACTGTTCGCCGCTACGCTAACTGAGATCGTGTAAGAGTTTGCATTGATATAGGTGATTTGATACTCAGTATTGAGGATTGCCGCTGTAATGGCTCCGCCTAAACCCGTTGCACCATTAAATGTAACGTAGTCTCCGTTAATAGCGCCATGAGAAGGCGCTGATACTGTAATAACAGTAGAGCCATTAGTTGCTGTAAATGGAGTAGTTAAGTTAGTTGCTGTGCGAATAGGAGTGATATCGTAGTAATACCCACCACGAGAGATGTAAAACTTTGTATTTGTTCCCACGCCAATAAGCGGTATTTGAGCAAGTGTTTGCCAAGCCCATAGTGAGCGGCATACTCCATTAAAGGTAGCACTAGAGATGCGATTCCAGCCTCCTATTTTTTGAGGTGAGCCTTGACGAAAACGAATTTTATCGCAGTCATACCATCCGCCTTCTGTGTAATAGCGGGTATTCTCTCGGTTAACTCCCGACTTAAATACAAGTTTTTTAAGACCGATTGATGGCATAATTTAATCCTGTTTATCCATTCCAACGTGCGATTTTACCATCACGAACATCAATATGGGTAAAAGATTTGTAGCGTCCAAGACCTTTGCAGTCGCCATCAAAATGTTTCATGAGATATTCTTGCACTTCTTTGGGCGGTACGTCTTTTACTTTAATATCGGCTGCGTTGCCAATAACGTGTTGGCTATGCTTTGCACCACCCACTTTCGTGTTGTGTGCTTCACATCTTCTACCGCTCATAATGGTAATTGGCTTACCAAAAGACTCACGGATGCGATTAAGTAGCTCAACAAGTTTTGGATTAACGTCTTTCTCTCCACACCCGCAGTGACACTCAAATTCTTCTGGTTTGAAGTATTTGCTCATATTATTTACCTTCTGATACAAACAATCCAATCATACCAAACACAACGCCAGCCGCAGTTAACCCATCATGGATAGGACCAGCCTCGATATTCATACCCGCCATCGTTGCTAAGGCTGCCACACTCGCGTGTGTAGACGGCTCTTTCAGCCGAGCCATTAAGTAATTCCATGCTTTAAGTATTTTGTTCATTTTGGAAACCTCTCGTCAATAGGTTTATTAGCAAAGTCAATTTCTTCTTGCGTTGCATCACGAACAATCCATGTCATATACCACACACCCTCAATTTCTTCTGGTACCCCCTCATAACATCGTTGAGTTTGTCTGTCAAATACAGGCATATCAACCCATTCAACAATAGCGTAATCTTTTTGCTCGACAGAATCAATTTTGATATCACCTTTATGGCGCGGATATTCTTGTGTTGATATTTTTATATAAGTATTTGTCATGGGATTATTTTTATTGAAGACGTTAACGAAGATGCTGTTGCTGTTAATGCAGAAGCAGAGTCAGTTAAAGTAGAAGCAGAATCAGTTAATGTTGCAGCGGCTTCAGTTAAAGAGGTTGACGCATCAGTTAATGAAGATGCAGAATAAGTAAATGAATACCCGCCAACGGTATAAGTACCTGTTAATGTCCCGTCTGAAGGAAGTTTAGCAATGAGTAGATTTCTATACGAACCATTAGGTATGGTGTTTCCACAAACATATATATGTCCTTTCGTATCTATAGCTATCCCATATCCGTTATTCCCATTAGCGTTACCTAACTGTCTTTGCCACTGAATAACACCACTAGCGTCATATTTAACTATTTGCACCATAACAGCACTAGTACCTTGCGCAATTCCGCAAACATACACATTATTACTTGAGTCTATTGATACCCCATATCCGTAGTCATTACCCGAACTTGCTAATCTTCTCTGCCACTGAATAACACCACTAGAATCGTATTTTGCGATTATAATATCTTGAGTTCCACTAACAAAGTCAGAGGAGCCGCAAACATACACATTATTACTTGAGTCTATTGATACCCCATATCCAAATTGCGTCGCCCCGCCATTCCCAAACCTTCTCTGCCACTGAATAACACCACTAGAATCGTATTTTGCGATTATAAATAAATACGCGCCAGTTGCGTTAGAGAAGCCGCAAACATAAACATTACCACTTGTATCCACGCTAACACTTCTTCCAGCATTACTGTTTGTAGCACTAGATAGTTTTCTTTGCCATTGTATAGCTCCGCTAGAGTTATACTTAACTATTAAAATATTGAGGTCACTTGATCCACAAACATAAACATTACTACTTGAATCAACCGCTATACCATAACCTGCATCTGAATACCCAGCGTTACCTAACTGTCTTTGCCACTGAATAACACCACTAGAATTGCATTTAACTATTTGAATATCAGCATTTCCACTAGCGTAAGAGAGGCCGCAAACATACACATTATTACTTGAATCAACAGCTATACCGTAACTATTTCCACTATCACTTAAAGTTTCTTGCCATTGTATAGCTCCGCTAGAGTTATACTTAGCTAATTGGATATCTGGTCCGCTGCCAGAATACCCACAAACATAAATATTACCGTCTGTATCTACTGATACTGATTGTCCATAAGTTTGTACTGACGCACCTAATACACCAATAAAATTATTATCTTTAGCTCCAGAATTAAAAAACATCTGCATAATACCGCTCATGACACGTTACCTGTCACCACACAGACTGTTGCACTAACAAATAGAATCGTAGCAATACCGCGAGTAGCTAAAGTGATAGACGTTTTAACAGTGTTTGTTCCAGCAATATAAGCTGTAGGCGCACTGGTCGTGATAGTAATATTCCCTGTCGTGTTGTTATAAACAGAAATTGCATCACCATTTGCAAATGTAGAAGTCGGGACGACAATAGAGCCACTTGACCCAACGCCCACATATTTACCAACATCCCCAGTAACTAAAGTATAAGCAGTAGTTTTATCACTACCAGTCTGCGGAATATTCCTATACCCAACGCCATTTGTCCCATCAGCCGTACAAGATGACAGCGTACCGCTAGAAGGCGTACCAAGCGCACCTCCTGTTGAGTATTTACCATTAAACGTATTCCAGTCTGACGAGCTTAAATAACCGTTGGTAGATGTAGTAGCTTGCGCAATACTAATTTCTGGAGCTGTACCTCCGCTCGATGAAATAGGAGCTGTACCGCTTACAGAAGTTACTGTGCCACCACCACCACCAGACGCATTAATAGTTTGGTTTGGCCATGTTCCGCTAATAGTGACGTTTGTTCCCGCAACTAACGCAGGAGTTGTTGTTCCTGTACCGCCATTAGCGACAGGAAGCGTACCTGTTACATTAGTAGCTAACGAACAATATGTTGTTGATGTAGACCCTGTACCGCCCGATGTAATAGCCAAGGTAGCAGAAAGACCTGCGGCTGTACCTGTGGTATTTTGATTAAGTGTTGGGAAATCACCAGCTACTGCAATAGTCAACGCGCCTGTCGATGTCGTGCTTTTTAAAATACCCGTAGCTAAAGCAGAAGTACCTGCGCTGTAATCTGTACCAGAAGTAGCCGCTGTAAATGCACTTGTACCATTACCTTTTAAAACACCTGTAAGTGTTGTTGCACCCGTACCACCATTAGCAACGGGAAGAATACCTGAAATAGTAGAGGGCGTAATCTCAATAAAGTCTGATACGCTCCAAGCAACTAGAGCTGTTTTACCAGAAGCAATAGTAACTCCTGTAGTTGTTGGACCTACACCTACAATTTTTACTGACTGAGATGTAGATGTTGCGTTAATAACTACATATGTTTTATCTGCTGCTGGCGCTGTAATAGTCAACAAGCTTGCAGGGTTACCTGTGCATCGAATAATCTGATATTGCGAAGAGCCTGTAATGCCTGATAACCCTGCCTGACTTAAACTTGCACCTGTTGTTTTACTTAATGTAACGGCTGTTTGAGTGCCACTAATAATCTGTGCTCCTGCAACAGCAGAGTCTAAATAATCAGTGAGGTTATTATTAACTGTATCGCCCCATGTACCAGATTCTGTACCTGAAACGGGTTTAGCTAACCCTAAAAGTGTCGTGTAATTAACTGTCATGTTTTTAACCTAATGTGTTAATGGGTGTCCAATTTGCATTTTGCGTATCATCTATTATCACCCACAAATCACGAGCAGTAACAGAGTCAATCGCGTAAACGGTTTCGTTTATTGTAACAGAATAAGATAGTCCACATGTAGTAACAGATATAGCATCACCAACTTCTAGAATAGCGCATAAATACGACATCCCTCCACTTTGGCTATCTACTGCATTTAATGATTCTAATATGTCTTGCGTAATAGTTAGCGTAGCTGTTTGTGTGTCAGAAGCGGTTAGTATCTCGGTGACTGCTACATTTAATTCAAGTCCGTAAGTTACACTATCACTTGCTGACAGGTTTTCTTCTATAACCGCTGAATAAACTATATAAGCATTTTGCGCATCAGAAACAGTTACAGACTCAGTGATTAAATCAGGTAAACTTCCACTCCAAGCACCTTCCCCCCAACCACCATACCCCCATGTTCCTACTGGTGGGTTGTACAATACATAGTCAGTTGCGCTTACGCTCTCAGTTAAGTCGACAAAATACACTCCCCCTGCCGAAGAAAGCGAAGCAAATGGTGTATCAGCAAATGCAGAGAAGCCAAACATAATCTAATTATGCAGTAGCAGATTGAGCATTAACTAATACCCAAGACACAGTTGGCTCATCCCACTGATAGAAATTTCCATCTTGCGGATAAGGTACTGGAGGGTTCCAGCTCATAGTAGCTAAGTCACCTACCCAAGAAGGATAAGGCTTTCTAGCTTGATGTTCTGCTTGTTTATCTGCATTAAACTCTGCTTCGGTAAGCACTTTAACTACTCCTGTTAGAGAAGTATCAGCGTCATCGTCACAAGTACCGTAATACAGTGGCATTTCAGCATAACTACCGTCAGCATTTAAAGCTATTGGATAATCTGACTCATTAGCAAAACTATATTGAAAACCTTTCACGTCTGGCAAAGTAGGTCCAGTTCTCATCGGTTCTTGTGTGCAGAGTATTTTAGTACCTGCATCTATGTTTGTTAGTTGTATATACATTTTATTTTCCTATACTGGTATTCTACGAACTGCTCTAACATTAGTAGTGCTATTTTTTTGTCGAGAAGATTGAAGTCCTCCATAGAAGTGTTGCGCCCAAGTAAAATTACTTTCGCTCTCGCTGGATGTCCAATATGGTCCACCAATAAATCTTTCTGAACCTGTCGTCGAATAAAAATTAGACGCTGTTGTTTGTCCAGGATTAGTAGTAGTGTAATTTGTATTTATAGGTTCAGGTGACACTGCATTAGGGTTTGCACCTGTAGTTGTATCGTTTACTACAGTAGCCGTTGTATAAGCTCTTAAAAAATAATATAAAACTTCTAATTCGTTTTTAGAGGGCAAATACCAATCAGAATAACCTCCGATAGTTAGATTCTCGCAGAATCTAGCTGGTCCATAATCCGTACCCAATGCAGCTAATGATGCACTGTTAGTAGGTCCGTTTATTACAGAAGTAATACCTGTTGTGGTGTTTGCAGTGCCCCATCCACTGCCATCTGAGTATTCTCCTGTGGCTTTAGGAGATACAATTAAATAATGAGTTGCTACACCATTACCAGAAGTTGAAATTGACCCTGCATAAAAACCACCCCCTAATGCTTGACCTATTGTGGGCACTGCGCTTGGCGTAACACTATTAGTGGTTGAAGATGGTACGCTTGCCCCAGCTGCATTTGTGGCTGTTACGGTAAACGTATATGTCGTTCCATTAGTTAACCCAGTTATAGTAATTGGTGATGTTGAACCTGTGGCAGTTATATTACTAGGAGAGCTTGTTACAATGTAACTAGTAATAGGTAAACCACCAGTATCTGTCGGAGCTGTAAAAGATATAATAGCCAATGCGTCACCATTTACAGCAGATGCCCCAGTAGGAGCATTAGGTACGGTCTGACCTTTAGCCCATAACCCACCTTGCTTTTGTTGCAGTTGACTATTTAATCCCCAAGCACCATTAGCTTTTCCAGTATAGTCCGTACCACTAGAAGTAGCCGCATTAGCAACTAAATTACCTTTCCAACGATTAGCCATTAGAAAGCTCCTTATGAAATGTCTTCATAACTTAAAGTGAATGTAATTTTACTAGCTGTTCCCGAAGTTACAGTAATAGATGTACCTTCTTCAAGATAAACAGCAGTAGACTTATCAAGTACGTTCAAAGTCGCACCTGCTGGAACTGCTACTGTAAAAATAATGGGGTAAGCTGTACCGCCAGAAGGAGCAGAGCCTTGAGCTACTGCACCGTTAGTATAAATTGATACAGTTGCATTAATAGAATTAGTTCCGTCAACATTAGCTGCTAGAATCTGATTTATTTTAAAAACTTTACCGCTTGATGCTGCATTAGGTAAAAGAACAACTGCTGTCGTTACTGCTGGGGTAAGGTAGGTTGTCTTACCAATTAAAGATGTAATATTGACTATATTTGGAGCTGCCATTTTATCCTCCTAGGATTAAAGTATAAGCGATTGATCTACCAGAAGGTGTGGCTTTTTCAGCAGGGTAGGTAACAAATACATCTTTAGTGCCAGAAGTAAACGTAACTAAGGCACCTGCGTTACTAGACGCTAAAACGGTATCGCGACTTAGCGTGTTTCCAGAGGTTGTGTAGGTACCAATACCTACTTCCCAGTTAGCACCCGCTTGGTCAGCAATCGTATAGTAAGTAGTATTTGCATTACCTATTGCTGAGGAAAACGTCTGATACCCTGTAACAGCACCAGCTAAAGTAATAGCGGTAGTGCCTGTGGATGTTGTTGTTTCTTTAACTCTATCCGCTAAAACTAAAGCCATACATCACCCCTAAACTGACGCTGTATAAGTTACAATAAGTGAATCACCAGAAGCTACTGCACGGTTGCTACCAGCAAAAGTGCCTGCGGAATATAAAATACCTGCACCACCATTTGTAGCTGTACCTTTTGCTTGGGTTGTACACATTAAAGCGCCTTGTACGTTACCACTAGCCGTAATAGTGAATGTTACTGCTTGTGTAGATTTACTTCCCGCTGTAGTAGCCCCTGCCGCAAGCCATGTAGGGGACGGCCTGTTTGTAGTGTTTCCGCCACTAATAGAATACGATAAAAATTCAATCCATCCAGTAGTTGTACCATTCCCTGCGTGAGACGCTAATGTATCAGTTGCAGAATAGTTAAGGAAAGAAGCATTGTCTACAAGACCCATATACCAAGTAGCAGAGTAAGCAGAACCAGAAAAATACTTATCAAGCAAATCGTTTTTACCTACAGTCACTACTAAATTTTTAATAATGTCTTCCCACTTTACATTACCGTCAACATCTAAACATTTAACGTCATAGTGACCTGTAATTTGAATTTGTTCATTAGCTTCTCCACCTCTAATGAGGGTTACGCCTGTGGAGTCTTGCGCATCTACTTTTTCTGTGTGCATATTGTTTACCTAATTAGATGAGCGAATAATAGCTGAAGTGCTTGTATTCGCTGGAAAAGTTATTGTAAAAGTTGAGGTTGTAACCTTATCGCTACCAAAGTCCAGTACAGCTACAGACCTATCATCTTGAGAGCTATTATATATTAAAGCGCCGCGTGCTGTGAAACTAGCTGATGTCCATAAAGGGTTGTCAAAACTAATGTACGCAGTTCCATAAGAGGCGTTTACTGTTGGGTTTACTAGGGTTTTACCACCTGCTGTATAACCAGTAGAAGTAGACACTCCATTAATAAGCACCGTCTCAGGTACTTCGTCTGCATCAGTGTATTCAGTGGTGTTTTGATTAAGCGTGGCATTAGCTGTGTACAGAGCAATTTTAAACGTATCCGTAGTGAAATTATGGATAGCCTCGTAAAGCTCTTCTTTAAAGCTAGTTGTTTGGCCTTGTACTATCATCTAACAGGTATCCTTGCTTGACCGTTACGGTACGCATCACCTCTGTCTTTGCCCGTAGCTAATGTATTGAGTAAGTTCATAGCTTCTTCGTAGCGTTGACGGTATTGAGTCATAATCTCGACGTCCCCTTTAAGGAACGTGTACGCTTCTAATATAGAGCCATACAGCAACGCAGAGTCAAAGTTTTCACCTAACCATGTATTACCACCAGACGCTTCACTTGTAATAGAAGGCGGGTAGTAGAAGTAGTGAAGTTCTGTAGTGTATTGCACATCAGGTGTAGGACCTAAAATAAAGGTAAGCTCATTTATATCGTTAGACTGTGGTCCAAAAATAGCGTAATACTTAGGTGTACCATAACTTATTGGGCTTGGGTAAGCTTCACGAATAAAGTTAACGTCTTTATTTAAAAGGTAGGTGTACTCACCGGATGTAGGGTGAATAACCGCAATAGAGTAAGCCGATAGAAAGTCACTTGGGCATTGCAGGTATTTATTTTGCAGGGTAACTATACCCGTGACGTTTTTACGCAGGTCTGGAAGCTGTATTGAATTGTAAATACGCTGCTCCGCCTCTTTAATAAAGACATCAATCTGCGTTGTGGAGAACGTATTCTCCACATAGTCTTGAATTGCTGCTGCCAGTTCTGCGTAAGTCATAGCTTATGCCATCGGTCCGCGTGCGATTTTACCTTTCGTAGCTGCACCATTACCACGAGTTTTAATACCAGACGTTTTAATGCCTGTCTGTGGATAGCCTGCTACTTTAGGGGTAGGTTCTGTTTTAATTTTGCCTGACATAGTCGTTCTCTAAGTTGTGATTGTAACAGTGCCAACAGACGCGATGGCAACAAGGTAATTAGGTGTAAGTACTGCATCAAACTGTGAAGCGCCACCAACTGGTGCCCAACCCCACTGAAATACACGACTTCCGTCTTCTGGGTATTGTAACGTATTTAAGCCCGATTGATAATAACTTGTATCAGGGCGCGGGTTACGCAATGCCTGTGGGTCATACACAGGATAAAGCCCAAGAAGTAACTGTGGTTGGTCGGGGTCCCAACAAGACGGACAACATAGAATGTTCGTTATCTTTGTTTTAATCGTTAGTTTTTTAAGTTCTTTGAGTTGATAGCGTTGTCCGCATCTATCGCAGAAACCATGTGCCCATTTACCTGACGAGTATTTAACTGACATAACTAAACGTGCATAATCCGTGGAACAAACCGATTACTCGCTTTCTCTCTGTCTTCTGAAAGTGCCAAGTCTAACTGTTGCTCATACTCCCCTTTAAGCATTTGGATACGCGTAGGGTCTACGCCAGCAAGCTTCATACTAAGATAAAAAGCTAATCCTGCTACCATCGCATTCAATAAACGGAACGGGATATCTTGTGTGTTTACTGCATTTCCAGCATCTTGCATCCTGCGTAGTCGCCAGTAGACAAAGTAATAATAAGGTGCTTCGGCTGTGCCTTGGTCTGGTGTAGGCCATATATTAATCTGTGGAGCTTTAGTAACTGTAGTTGCACCGTCAGGGTAAGTTGCTCCTGTGCGGCGGTTAATCCATACTTGAATCGGTCTGCCCCGTGCATTCTTATTAGGGATTGTAGAGTAAGTCGATTCAGAGATACGAGAAATATTAATATCTACTTGATTTTGCCCTGTGCCTGTACGTACTACATGGTCAAGTAAATCAACAGTGTCTATAGGTAGGTCATAAGCAATTTGACCCGGTATAAGCGAAATGGGTACAGCACACTGTTCAATTGTCCATAAATTAATACCTCTGTTTGCAAACTCTACTAAGAGTAAGTTTAGAGAACGTCTAGCTGTGCGCATATCATAACCACTGCGAAGCTCTTGTCCGCAGCGCTCAAACGCCTCTTCTACGAGGTCACCTAAATCAAGGTTAAAGTTTGCTGTACCCGATGTAGTCATTATTTTTTACCTTTTCGTCCAGGGAGTTTTTTAGGATTAACTGCTCCCATACCTCTACAGGGTCTCATAGGTATTTACCCTTTGTATGACCTTTAGTTGCACAACCATCACCACGTTTAGAAGCCGATGTACGTGATACATTTCCGCCTGATGCAAACTTTCTAGCTGGTACTTTCTTAGCAGGTTTAGGTGGACGTTTAGTCATGCCGCCTTTTTTAAAGTCTGAATCTTTAAGTTCTGAAGGTTTAGGTAAATCTTTATCACCTGTAAACTCAGGGTCGCTATTATAAATATCACGCATTCGCGCTATCTGGTCTCTAGCTTTTTGGCCTTCAGTAAGGCCTTTAGATTTTGAAACTACTGGTGCAGTTTTTACAATTTCAGTTTTTTTAATTACAGCATCGGGAACATCGTTAGGTCTATTACCGTAATCCATGTCACGAGTATCTACCTTCACTGAAGGTTTGCTTTTTATACCAAGAGCACTAGCAGCCATGTCAGACTTGGTATTTTTATACTCATCTTCAGCTTGTTTCTGTTTTAACGAATTACGTTTACTGTACTCAGAGTCTGAACTAGTTTTATAAGGACTAATTAACTTTTGAAGAATACCTTCACCCTTCCCTGCATCTGTTTCAGCTGCAGTTTTTCTACGCATCATTTCAGGGAGTTTTTTAGGGTCGTGGCCTTCATCAATAGCTTTTTTAATTCGTGACATTAATCCTCTATCTTTGTAAGAAGGCATATCTTCCCTAGCTACAGACTCAGCATCTATTTTCTTAACCATGACAGTCTCCTAAACCATTTTACCTTTAGTGTGACCTTTAGTTGCTACACCGTCTGCACGAGTAACACCACCTTTAGCATAGCAAGAGCCGCCAGATTTCATCTTCTTATCGTCAGATTTCATCTTTTTAGAGTCTTCCATCTTTTCACCTTTAGCATATTGCTGAGGAGTAAGTTTGCCGGACTTAATAGCTTTGCCTTCTTTAAGCTCTTCGCTATAGGTCTCTTTACCTTTAAACATCTTTTTTAGATTAGCCACGTTGCCACCTTCTTTAAATTTTTTGCCTTTGTCGGCTTGATTAAACTCTTTAGCTACACTTACTGGTATACCCGCTTTCTTTGCAAAGCTAGGGTTGTGAGAGGCAGCTGTCATAAATTTTTTCTGTTTGAGTGATGTACTAGGCACCGCAGTTCCACCGTTTTAAAGAGGCTGCTTTGCGTGTAGGCTTACCATTTTCATCTTTCATAGGACCAGGCATACCACTCATACGGGCACAGAAAGATTTACGTCTCCCTGCATCTTTTTTGGTTTTAGGGTTAGGTGCTGGAGCTTTTAAATTAGAGCCAGTAGCCGCATTATATTTCTTGCGGCCTTTTTCTGTAAGACCTGCGCCCTTAGAGACGGGGAGCTTCTCCCCTCTACCTACTGCTAATACTGGAGCTTTCTTTGCCATCTTATTTACCTGAGAAATGTTCAAACGCCCAGCCAACTAAACCACCAAAAGCTGCACCTGCACCACCCATAACCATTAAAACGTGCCATCCGCCTTTAGCTTCTGAAAGAGTTTTGCTTATCTCAGCAACGGAAGCTTTAAGTTCTTCCATATCTTTAACCAATTTGTCCATATCAGTTTGCAAGTGTTTAATCTCGTTTTCATGAACTGCAAGTTTAATTTGGTCGTCCATCATGGCTTACCCGTAAAAGATAGTCACGCCGGTTACAGCCGCGCTAAGAGCCATATAAACCCCATCTTGAAATAGAATACCTTCTTGAGGAATAGCTACATAAAACGGGATTGGGTTTGTGTTAGAAGGTATATCTATTTCACATAGGGTAGTTCCTGACGAACTTCCATCTTTAAAGGTAATTGTAGACGCTGTACTAGCTGCTGGGGTTACTACAAAACCTTTAAGACGAACTCGACTACCATATAAACTACCAGCAACACTCGCGTGCGCACTCTTGACATCATATTGCATACTCATAATTAATCTCCTATTTAAAAGGGGGGAGATAAACTCCCCCACAGACTAATTACGCAGTTTGCGATGTTGGATTGTAAGTACCGTCTGATAAGCGCACCATGTAGGCAATAACAAGAATGCCAGTACCAGTAGTAAGTGACGTACCGCCAACTGTATAAGTAACAATAGCGTCTGTAGAACCTACATTAGATACAAGTGCTGCTGCACCAGTAGTTGCTGCAACCGCAATCGCGTTAGTACCCGCATTAGTAACAGTAGAAGCCGTTGAAATAGCCGTACCACCAATAGATAGCGTGATTGTAGCAGCAGAAGAAAACGCCGCTGTAGTGATGAACTGCATCGCAGTAATAAGAGCACCTGCAGGTAATACTACCGCTGTACTAGATGAGGCATCGCCAAACGCTACGTTAGCTGTTTGGGCAACAATAGTTGCGCCCATGTTACGAATAGTACCAGCAGTTGTGCCAGTTGTGTTAGGTACGGTTCCAAGTCTCCAAGGACCAAAGTGTGATGCTAAACCCATTTTAATCTCCAAATACACGGTCTTGTGTAAAGCTTGCTAGGTCAATCTGCGCAAATAATTAAGTTCCTAGATATAGGCTGATAGTACACCAATTGGTTGATTATGCAACTATTTTATTAGCCTTTTTGAGGTTCTCTAATTTTGGAATCACCTGTAAGTTCCAAGGTACGTGTAAGCCACACACGCTGTCATTTGTTAACGGAATTATATGGTCTACTTCATACCGTACACCCGTAAGTTTTGTTAGTTTTTGAGCTTCGATATAAAGCTGTTTTATACTATCTTTTTGTTCTTTTGTTAACCATGCAGGGGTAGCTTCTCTGTGTCTGCGTCTACGCGCATTACATATAATTCTGCATATTTCAGGATTTTCTTTTCTATACTTCTCTTTATACCTTCTTTGATTTTCTAAAGGACGTGCTAATGCTTTAGCTTTTACAGCATCTTTGTTTTTTTCATAATACTTTTTTCCCGCAGCTTTTGACGCTTCTGACTTAGGTAATAATTTACGGCGTTCATTGTCAGTAACCCAATCTTCTTTTATACAATCTACGCACGCGCCTTTTGTTTTGCGTGGAGCTACGTGCCCACGCAAACAAGGTTTACCAGTAAAATAAAATCTAGCGTTGATACGTTTAGCTTCTTCTCTTGTAGCAGGGTAATCCATGATTTTCTCCAGTGTGTGTATTTGACACGGGAAATCATAACACAAAAAGAAACCCGCGTAAAGCGGGTTTCCTAATTCACCTAAGTAGTTGATTTTACTTAGTTTGAACCTGATGAACCGTACATTCCGAGCGGGTCACTCCAGCCGAAAGAATAACGTTCTCTCGCCTTGTATCTCATGTTGCCTGTATCAAAATCGGAATCTGATGAAGTTACCAATGATTGACGCACAAAATGTTTCAAACCGTTTGGTACATCAGTAGTTAAGAACCACGCATTGGTGTCTGTTAAGAAGTTATTAACAGTGTAACCTTCTGGGATAGAACCGTTGTTTTTTAACGCGTTGATGTCGTTATCGGTTGTGCCTACACGTTGTTCTGTTTCGAGCAAACGAGTTGCAACGAATTGAAGTGCAGGTGGAACAATCAATTTTTTAGGTTTAGCAGCAATCAACAAACCACGTTCATCAGTCCATTGTGCGATTTGAATAACAGCCGCTTCTAAAGAAGTTTCGTTTAAATCAGCAGGAGTTGATGGGATGTTTGAGTTTGTGCCGCCAGACACTAATGAGTGCGAAGCTGAAAATAATGCTGAACCGTCACCACCAGTATAAGCAGAGTTGAAGCCGTTGTTTAAAACAGCCGCCGCTTTTACTTG